ACCATTCAAACCCGCCAAGAGATTGTGGTGCTCACTGACCAAGCGGTCTACTCATTGCAATACGTTGGTCCTCCATTTGTTTGGGCTTCTCAACTTCTAAGTGAAAACACTTCCATCATTGGCCCCAATGCCGCTGTGCTGGCGTCGGGCGTGGTTTATTGGATGGGCGTGGACAAATTCTATATGTACGATGGACGGGTGCAGACGCTCAACTGTGACCTGCGCCGCTATGTATTTCAAAACATTAACCCCCAGCAGAACCAACAAGTTTATTGCAGCACGGTCGAAGGGTTTAACGAAGTCTGGTGGTTCTATTGCGCGGGCACGGACACGATACCCAACAACTACGTTGTGTACAACTACCACGAGAAAATCTGGTATTACGGCACCATGAGCCGTACGGCATGGCTTGACACCACGCTACAATCAAATCCAATTGGCGCTACTTACAATGCGTCGGCTGCTACTGGCATGTTGATGAACCAAGAGAGCGGTGTGGACGATGTATCTACCGGTACGCCAGTGGCCATTGACGCCTATATTCAGTCGTCTGAGTTTGATATTCAGCAAGGAGATCACTTCTCCTTTGTGTGGCGCATGTTACCAGACTTGACTTTTGCGGGATCAAACACCACGACTACAACACCTCAAGCGCTCATGACGCTCTACCCTTTGAGCAATTCTGGTTCTGGTACGGGTACGGGCAACACCGACGCCGTGACCTATCAAGGTTCTAGCTACACTGTGACTGATAAGTTCAATGGCATTGTTTACACAAGGATTCGTGGGCGTCAGTTAATCTTTAAGATGGAGTCCAATCAAGTTGGAACCACTTGGCAGCTTGGTGCTGTACGCTTTGATATTCGTGAGGATGGGCGCAGATAATGGCTACCAAACCACAAAACCCTGCTGTACCCAACTTCCCGTTGGCGCCAAATGAGTACGATGTCAATTACCAAGACAAAGTTTTCAACGTACTGCGTCTGTTTTTAAATCAGCTTAACGCGGTGTTGACAGTATTGACCAACGCATACATTACAAACACAACGATTTATACCGTGGCAACGCTGCCAACGGCCTCAACTTCGAATGCTGGAACTAGAACTTTTGTTTCTGATTCAACATCCACAACTTTTGGCGCTACTGTGACTGGCGGTGGTACAAACACTGTGCCTGTGTACTCAAATGGTACTAGCTGGAAGATAGGCTAAATGGTAAACTTCAACTTATTCTCGGAGCAAATATGGGCTTCTTACAAGATTTAGGGTCAGGCAATATCGGCAAAGCTCTCGGTACAGATTTGACCGGGGGTAATTCGCTCGTTGGCCAAGCTGGTAAAGGTATTGCTAATCTATCCAAAGATCCTTTAGTAGATGCGTTGGCTGGCGCCGCGTTGATGTACTTTGACCCAATGGGTGCTGTGTCTGGTTTGGGCTCTTTGACAAACTTAGGTACTGCTGGAGCGGCGGGGTTAATTACTGGCGGCATTACAGGGCTAGCTTCGGGCAATCTAGGTCAAGGACTTAAAGCCGGTTTGGCTGCTTATGGGGGTGCGGGTGCTGAAAACTATCTGAGTAATATGGGCACAACTGCTACGGCAGCAAGTTCTTCACTGTCAGATCCCAATAGTTTACAGTCACTTACACAACAATACCCCAGTGCTTTTCGTGGTGATGTAGGGGACTACTCTCCCACAGTGCTCCCATCAGGCGCAGGTACAACTGTACCCGCAGCGGCAACAAACACAGGCACTATTTCTAACGCCATTAGTTCCGCCATTCCACAAGATTTTTCTTGGCAAGGCATAAAAGATTACGCTTCTGAGCACCCATTTATTACTGGTGCAGTGGGTTTGACTGCGCTTAAAACTTTGGCAACACCACAAAAAATAAATCCGCCAGCAGCAAAAGTTGGTAACATTAGACAATACAGCTACAACCCCTACACAGGGCAGATGACGGCAGGTCCTGTCACTCCTGCTAACCAATTTACGGGTCCCGTAACTGCTGCTAATTATGGTGCTACGGGCGGTCTTGTTGCCTTGGCTCGTGGTGGTGCGGTTAAGCGGTACGATACTGGTGGAGGTGTCGCGGGTACAGGCATAGATCCAAACACTGCAAGTGCAATCGCAAACGCATACAACTCTGGAAACTATGAGCAAGCTCAAAATTTAGCGGACACCGCAGGTTTAACGGCGGCTGACGCAACGGCTATTTGGGGTTCAACTGCGCCCAGCGCGGCTACACTAGCTGCTCAAGGCATATCATTAACTGGTGCGGCGGGGCTTTCTGCGGCCGTTGCTGCTAATAACGTACAAGCCTACAACAATCCGGGAGTTGCAGGGACAAATCTATCGCAAGCGGAAATTGACCAGATGCAGTCGGCATACGGTGCAGGTGACTATAAAACTGCCAATACAATGGCCAATCAGTATGGGCTAACCCAAGCCGATCTAAACGCTATTTATGGCTCTGGTGCTCCGACAGCAGCTACTTTAGCAGCGCAAGGTATTACTTTGCCCGGCTCTACAACCACCGCAAACTCTGGTATTGCAGGCACCAATTTATCTTTAAGTGCTATCAACGACATGTACACCGCTTGGCAAACAGGCGATTACAAAACAGCACAAGCACTTGCTACTGCAAACGGTTTGACTTCACAAGATTTAAGCGACCTTTTCCCAAGTTTCAATCAAAATGATTTGGCATTGGCAGGTATTAAACTTGGGTTGCAGCCAACACCATCAACAATAAATTCCAATGGTGTAACAGACAACACGGGCATAAATGTATTAAATCCTGCGGCTACGGCAACTAATGCTATTCAAAACACACCAGCAAGTACTTTGGCTGCTGGGGTTGGGGGTAATACAGGTCCTGCTATTACAGGTGGTGGTACTGTAATCAATCCCAACGGCACCATTACAACTTCTCCTGTTGAGCCCGGCATTCCTGCGGGGGGTTGGACAGGTATGACCAATCTTAGAAACACATACCAAAATCTTGGTGGTAGTCTTGGGTATACAAATCCCGCGCCCACTTCGATGGATCAGTTCAATCAAGAGTTTAATACTTTGACTGGCGGTTCACAAGCAGCATACGATTTCTTGATGGGTAAAACAACCCAGCCTAAAGGCCCAACAAAAGGTCCTATTGGCGTACCGTATTTCCAAGCTGTTGGCATGGCGCCTAAGAATGTCGGTTTTAAACTGCCTAACGGTATCATTGCAATGCCGCAGTCTGATGGGTCTTATTTGGGCGCGGATGGCAATAAATACAATGTCGATGGATCCGCTTTCACTCCCGCAAAATCCGCTGGCGGTGGGTTGATGGGTATTCACATGGCTGCTGGCGGCATGTCTGTTGGACACTTAGGAGGATACTCAGATGGTGGACGTTTGTTACGAGGTCCGGGCGATGGTGTCTCGGATTCAATCCCTGCTACTATTGGTAGTAATGATCCTGAGCCTGCCCGTCTTGCTGATGGCGAGTTTGTGGTTCCTGCTCGCATCGTTTCTGAATTAGGCAACGGGTCTACTGAAGCGGGTGCTCGGCAGCTTTACAAAATGATGGATCGCATTCAAACTGCGCGCCGTAAAACAACTGGTAAGGACGCCGTAGCGACCAACACCAATGCACATCAATACCTTCCCGCATAAGGAATAAACATGGCTTGCTCCCCAACCCAAACCAATATAACGCAGACGTCGATACCCTGTTATGCGGCGCCGTATGTCGAGAGCATGCTAGGTCAAGCTGCGGCGTACACCTGCACGACACAAAATCCCTATTTGCAATATCAAGGTTGCACAATAGCGCAGTTCACGCCTCTTCAACAACAGGCATTCCAAAACGCTGCATTGATGCAAGGAGCTCCACAGTTGCAATGCGCTTCAGCGTTAGCTGGAGAAGCAGGACTTGGCGCTCTTAACACAGGTTATACATATAACCCATACTCTGCACAACAAGGTTTAGCCACTAATGCGGCAACTGGTAAGAGTAATATCGGCTCTTACATGAACCCTTATTTGCAATGTGCGTTGGCTCCCCAACTTGCATTGATGCGTCAGCAACAAGGCCAACAACAGGCGCAGAACCAAGCTCAGGCCGTAGGTTATGGCGCATTCGGCGGAGCACGTTGCGCAGTATTGACTGGCGCTCAAAACCAAGCCAATCAACTGGCGCAAGCCAACTTGGTGGGCAACGCCTACAACACAGCGTATCAATGCGCTGAAAAAGCATTTACTGCTCAACAAGCTGCCTGCCAAGCTGCGGCTAACCTTAATGCACAACAAGGCCAGTTTGGTGCCAATCTTGGACTTCAAGGCTTAAATACAGCCAATACTGCGGCAAGTACTTTGGGCACATTGGGCAACGCTCAATACAACCAGAATCTTGGTATCACCGGTTTGCAAGCTCAGTTGGGCGGCACTCAACAACAGCAAGCGCAGAACGTACTCAATCAGCAGTACCAGTGCTTCATGAACGCGCAGAACTATCAAGGCAACCAGTTGAACTATATGTCCAATTTGTTGCGCGGTCTGCCAATGACGAACACCACGAGCAATATCTATCAAGCACCGCCGAGTATGCTATCTCAGGTTGCGGGCTTGGGGCTTACTGCCGCAGGTTTGGGTGCATTTAAGGCTGCTAAAGGTGGCGAGATTAAGAAAAAGAAACCTAAAGAATCTAGTGGCCTTACGGCACTGGCGCTTGCTAAGATGGAGAAATCATGACCATTGCTCCTCAACAACTGAGTTCAATGCTCCGGATGATGCCGGATCAGGAGTTGCAGCAGTACGCTGCAATGCATCAGAACGACCCGTACATTTTCCCTTTGGCATTCCAAGAGAGCCAAGACAGGAAATCTATGCGTTCAGAGGCAATGGCGCAACAAGCTGGGCAAGCTAAACCCCCTGTCGTCAAGCAAGACTTGGCGCAGATGGCGCCCCCACAAGCTCCC